AAGGCGAACAAACTCGTAATGAGATTCGTAACTATGGAAAAAAGCTTGGTTTCACAGAGGCAGAGTTATCTTCTGTCTATGATTCACGGCATGTTCTAGTCTTACACAAAGCTGCACAATACGACAAATTAATGGCAGGTAAAGCTGGCGTTAAGAAGAAAGTAGCTAATGCACCAAAAACTATGAAAGGCGGTGCAAAGGTAAAGCAGTCAGTAACAGACAGAACTAAAAAACAAACACAGAGGCTTCAGCAATCTGGTTCAGTCAGAGACGCAGCAGCCTTATTTGAAAACTTTTTAGAATAACAAGGAAAAATAAAAATGGCAGAATTTAGAACTTATACAGCTATTGGTCAACGTGAGGATTTAAGCAACACAATCTACAACATTGCACCAACAGAAACTCCAGTAGTTTCATCTATTGGAAAAACAAAAGCAAAAGCAACATACCATGAATGGCAAACAGATAACCTAGCAGCAGCAGTTGCAACAGGTCTTATTGAAGGTGATGATGCAGCAAGTCCAGCAAACACCGTTACAGTTCGCCTGGGTAACAGAACACAGATTCAAGGAAAAACAGTACATATTTCAGGCACTCTTGATGCTGTAGATAAAGCAGGTCGTAAGACAGAAACAGCTTATCAATTAGCAAAAGCAGGACAAGAACTTAAACGAGACATGGAAAAAACTATTCTTGGTAATGTGGGTTCAAGTAATGGTACTGCTGGTTCAGCAGCTAGATTACTAGGCTCTATACAAGCATGGCTTAATACTAACTATGTTGGTTCAGGTACAGCAGGTACAGGTGATGGTACAACAGCTAGAGTAGAAGGTACTCCTGCTGCATTCACTGAAGCTAATCTTAAATCTGTAGTTAAATCATGTTTTGAAAATGGCGGCAATCCAACTATGTTGATTGTTCCTCCTACTCAAAAAGTGAATGTATCAGCTTTTGCTGGTATTGCAGAACAGCGTTATCAAGCTCCTACTAATGGTAAACAAACTACTATTATGGGTGCAGCAGACGTTTATTTATCAGACTTCGGTACTTTATCTGTAGTTCCTGATAGATTTATGACACAAGAAGTATCTGAAGGTGAGCAAGCATTAGTGATTGACCCAACTATGTTGGCTATTGCTACGCTTCGTCCTTTCCAGTCTACTGTTTTAGCTAAAGACGGCGACAGTGAAAAACATCAAATGCTTTCAGAGTACACTCTGCAAGTATCTAATGAAAAAGCACACGGCATTATTGCTGACTTATCTTAATTAAATATTAAGTATTAATATCGCCCACTTCGGTGGGCTTTATTATTAAAGGATTAAAATGAAAGAAAATATAAGATACACAAAAAGACACAATACAGACACAGGAACAGTCATAGAGGTTGTTCAGGATATTACTGATATTGTAGAACAGAATAAACAAGAATTTAATAATGCAAGCACAACGTGGGGTGATGGAGATGTATTTACTAATAAAATAGCAACCATACCTTTCACAGTAATAGACAAGTTAAACCAAAAAGGAATCATGCGTGGATTTCATGTACTAGATAAGAAGAAGTTTGCAGCATGGCTAAATGATAGAGACAACAGAGTCTTTAGAACAAAACCAGGACAAATATAAATGGCATTTTTTACAGACTATACAACACTGCAAGCTACCATAGCTAGTTATTTAGCTCGTAGTGATTTAACCGCAACTATCCCAGAGTTCATTAGACTCGCTGAAGATAGATTAAGCAGAGATTTGCGTATTAGGCAGATGCTAAAGGTTGTTACTACCAATACCGTTGCAGCAGACGCTACTGTAGAGATTCCATCAGACTTTCTAGCAATGAGAGATTTACACCTATCTGGTACAGACCCAATAGGCACAATAAACTTTCAATCACCTAGTAACTTTTATAGAAATACCAGAGCAACATCTAATGGACAACCAGTATTTTATACCGCACTAGGTAGTGAGTTCAGATTCGCTCCTATACCAGACGCAGCTTATGAATTGCAGATGTTGTATTACTACAAACCTGAATACATGAGCTCAACTGTTTCATCAAACCTTTGGTTAGCAAATACACCTGATTTACTGCTTTATGCAGCACTTGGTGAAGCAGAGCCATTCTTAATGAATGATGAGAGGATTAATACTTGGGCAGCAATGTATGACAGAGGTCTTAATTCATTAACTAAATCAGATGATGAGGGGGAATTCCCTGCTCATCCAATGTCAATAACTTTAACTACGAGGTAATTAATCATGGCAGATATGTCAGACTTCCTAGAAGTCGCTTTATTAAATTCAACACTAAACGGTGCTGCTTTTTCAGCAGTTGATAATCCGTACATTTCTTTACACACAGCTAACCCTACTGACACAGGTACAGGCACAGAAGTTTCTGGTGGCTCTTACGCAAGAGTAGCATCTTCTTTTGCAACAGCTTCAGGCACGTCTGGCTCTGTAGTATCTGATGCTGACGCAACATTCCCTACAGCAACCGCAGGATGGGGTGTCGTAGGTTGGATAGGATTATGGGATTCTTTATCAGGTGGCAACATGCTATATCACACAGCATTAGACGCATCTAAAACTATTGACTCTGGTGATATTTTCAAGATTTCTTCTGGAAATTTAACAGTCACATTAAGTTAAGGACAGGTTATGGCTTTAGTCGTTAAAGACCGTATTAATGAAACCACTACTACCACTGGTACAGGCACAGTTACGCTTGCAGGTGCGGTAACAGGATTTCAAACATTCGCTGCTGTTGGTGATGGAAGCACTACTTATTATGCTATTACTAACGGTAATGCTTGGGAAGTAGGTTTAGGCACTTACACTGCTTCAGGAACTACGTTATCCAGAACTACCATACTTGAATCTAGCAATGCTGGAGCAGCACTGACATTATCAGGAACAAGTAACGTATTCTGTACATACCCTGCCGAGAAAGCCGTTACTTTAAATGGCACAGTGATTAATGATGCCAACGTAGTAGCTACTGCAAACATTGTTGATGATGCAGTTACAGCCGATAAACTAGCGGATGCTATTAATACAGCAATTTCAGATAATACTGCTAAAGTAACAAATGCTACGCACACAGGTGATGTAACAGGTGATACAACTCTTACCATAGGTACAGATAAAGTTCTTACCTCAATGATACTAGATGCTAATGTAACAGTCGCCAAACTTGCAACAGATGCAGTGACTACGGTTAAAATATTAGATGCTAATGTAACAACAGCTAAAATGGCAGATGACTCTGTTAATGCGTCTAAATTAAATGTAACAGGAAATGGAACATCAGGTCAGGCTTTAACATCTGATGCTGATGGTTCAATGACATGGGCAACAATTGAAGGGGCTTCCGCAGGCGGAGCAATCTACGAAAACTCAGATACAATCTCAACAAATTATACAATATCAACGGGAACAAATGGCATGAGTGTAGGACCAATGGTAATAGCAGGTGGTGTAACAGTAACAATTCCAAGTGGACAACGATGGGTGGTATTATAATATGGCAACTTTAATAAACGCGGATACAAGTGATGGATTAAAACTAACATCAGATACTTCTGGAATAATAGAATTTCAATCAGCAGGTGTTACCAAAGCTGGAGTGAATGGCACAGGACTTACTGGAGATGGTTCTCAATTAACAGGGATAACATCTACTGGTATTGATGATAATGCTACGAGTGTAGCTATAGATATTGATGCTAGTGAGAATGTGGGCATTGGTACTACAGCAACCTCGGGTCTAAAGTTGAATGTTGAGACGGCAGCTAGTGACAATCTAGTGGCTCGTTTCAAGAATACACACGCTACTGGAAGTTACGGAATAGATGTTGTGGCTGGTGATGATTCAGGGAATTATTCAGCTAACTTTTCTAATAAAGCAGGGACTTCTTTGATGCGAATTAGAGGAGATGGTAGTATGTTGGTAGGGACTACATCAATCCTTGGGAATAATAAAGTTTTTATAAAACAAGCAGCAGCCGAAGATGTTCTTGGTTTACAGTCTATTGGTAGTGATTATGCCACTATGATTAATTTTTATGCTGCTAATGGAACGGTAAAAGGCAATATTTCAGCAACACCTACAACAGTTGCTTATAATACATCCTCTGACTATCGCTTAAAAGAAAATGTAGCACCTATGTCTGGAAGTATAAATAGACTTAAACAGCTTGTCCCTAAAACATGGGCATGGGTACAAGATGGCTCACATGGGGAAGGATTTCTTGCGCACGAAGCACAAGCAGTGGTCCCTGAAGCAGTAACAAAAACTAAAGATGCCATGATGACGGAAG